CCTCTCTACAAAAGAACACACTCCATCTTCAAACAACAAGTTCAGTATGAAGTTAATACCATGTACTGGGGATAAGCAATTTTATCCACGTTAGTTAATCCTACTCAAGCTGGTCAGGCTCAAATAAGACCGGCGGGGAGTGTCTACCCGCCTCCCGTTCCATGATACGACCCCTCCATTCGCTTACTTGCGAAAGTGAGATGGTTCATATGGTCATCGTGGTAAATAGGCACTCGCGAGAGTGCACTCAGGATTATAATTTGTATATTTCGCGAAAACCGGTACGCAGAACTTCTTAGATTCCACGTTAAACACCTCATCTGAGAGACACTTACGATAGTCGTTATTGGCCTTGGCCTCACGAACTCGATCATAAATGTTTAGGGATAATTCTCTAAGCTTTTGAGTTAACTGTTGTTCCTCGCTCAGATGTGGGTTATAAAGCGCTGAAAGACCATCTCGGACCCAACCTTCCATGAAGACGATAGCTTTAAAAGCCCGCCCATAGTGTTCGTCACCTACATAAGATTCATAGTTATGTTTCGTAACGAGACCATCACCCATGACTTTAACAACATTGTTGAATAAGTCGTAGTGCAACCACTCTTTGTCCCTTGAAAAAGACACAGGGTAAGCGGTTGCTTCCTCACAGGCATGTCTCGCGTAGATGCGATCCTCGTCAGAATAGCCATTTAATTGGCGTAGTCCGAGTCCACCCATCCAGTTTGGTAAAAACCAAGGACCTGAAAAAGTATTAAGCACTGCATGGTGCTGATGCAGAAAGCAGTTAGTAAGACTTCTCTGTATTGGTGCTGGGCATGTTTCCATTAGCTCCTCGTGAAGAACTCCGAGCTCAATAGGCTCAAGAGGGCCGTCATTTGCGGCCTGTGATCTCTTCACTCCATAAAGGAGCCCTAAATTAACATACTTGGCAAGGTGCCATTGGTTTCCCTCCCGGAAAAATGTGGTGGAATTCATTGAACAAAAATAGTCACTATCATAGGTTTTACCTAAAGATTTCTCGAAACCAAATTGGTGAGCGAGCCTTTCCCAGATTTTTGGAAACTTCAAGTTAGACTTGTAAGGTGTGAGACAATCGTCCCCATTAATCCATCCAGGAAAGTCACGCAAGCTATACGAGCCGATATTTTTTTCGGCAATCTCGAGAGATAATCGCATTAATGCAAAATTTGCTATACAGAGTATCGGGAACGATGTAATCGAACCCATAAGCTGACCACGCTGTTGATGGCGTTGCCCATAGAGATGGTGCTTCTCTTCTTTGAGATCAGAAATCCTCTGGATTTCCTCATTTGAGAGTACGGTACCTTTCTCGACAGACTGCCTATAAACAGCGATAGACTTCTTAATAGCCTTTATGCGATCACAGACATATATGTGTCTGGTAAGTGACTTAATAAACAATGTACGAAGAGAGTCCATTTTAAACCCATTCCGTTCTTCTGCTATATCGACGATCTCATTTGCAATACATTCAGAAACCCAGCTGAAAAGGCCATCAGTGGCCGCGCTGTAGTCTCCAGAATGGAAACGATATGAGTCATCGAACTCTTCGAATCTCTCCCGGAAGTTTTCTTCTGTTATAACAGTATTGGTCAATTTAAAGACCTCATGTTTGGATAATTGATTCCACATAGAGTTTTGCAGGTTTTTTAGAACAAAATATGTAATGGGGGGACCCTTTGAAATACATCGTATTTTCAATGCTTCTTTCAGCCCAACCACCTCAACTTTAGCGGTCTCATCCATCGCCTCGTTAACGAGGCCCCAATGGAGACGTTTATACGCCTGATCGAATCGTTTAGTGTTAACCTCAAGGCCAGGAGCCTCAAAGCAGACATCTTCACATCCGACGCAATCGTCACGCCCCAGTTGGCCATAATATTGGGTTTGATACCCATCTAGCCAAGTGTTGCGGAGTGCATAACGCAATGGTTCATCTTCTACTTCTCTGACGAAGCGCATCCAGGAATTCCTGGTATTGATTTCGCCGTATGTACCCTTTTTGGTACGTGTTCGGTTATAGTTAGAACTTGTAGAAGGAAATACCGGTCGTGACCAGTCGTCCAAAGTGAACGACCAGCCCCGGAAGATTTCTCTTACTCCCCTTCGTAGTTGACCCTCAATAAACGTTCGACCGAGCATGATATCTCTGTCAAACTCGAGACCCTCACCTAGTACACACACGAATTTATATCGGTATGGAGCTACGGGAGCCTTTGGAGTTGTCATGATAACCATGTTGTCATGTTCAGCTTTCTTAACAGACTCATCCGAAGCCCGCGGCATCCCCTTCTTACTTTGAAGAAAGGAAGTCACGAACTCCATCTTAGTCCGAATTGATTCCAGCTGACCAGTCTTACATAATCGACGGGTAAAACCATAGAATTGTCCACCTAAAAGGTATTTCGGATTCATCCGAAATTGCCCATACGGGAAATTAGACAATTCCTGGCCTGTCCAGGAAGAAAAGAAATCAGCGATCCGTGTCTTAAAGTACTTGTCCCAGTTGAGACCAGAATCTAAACATAATTGAACAGCAGTGCGCGTGGCGCGCACAGTGTCCTTACTATCTACAAACTTAAGTCCATAGACAATGAATAGATCTACTATAGTTTTGACACATCCCACGATTTCATCGATGTGAGAGTCGGAAGAATAACCTCTGTTAACTTCCGCACGGCCGAAGAATCTCTCTGCACTCGCCAAGTGCTTTGAGACACGCTCGTCCTCCTCCCCGATCGGGACCATATGTGAAGCTGGTTCCATCGCTTCACCCAAATCAACTCCTGAGTCTGGAGCCTCTTCGGGACTTTCGAGGTTAGACATGCCCTGCTGTAACGGCGGGTGCCATGTCGAGTCCTCCTGGTGGTCAGCCAGGTCCTTTAGAACTCTAACGTATTGGTAGTGCTTTGCAAATTTGCTTAGTAACACCA